CATCACGTGCCTGGTCACACTTGGTCACAGATGGTGGGCGAGATGGATTGGTATCGGCAAAACGGATTCATGACACCCAGACAGCGGGCGTGGTTGATGCACCGCCTACGTGAACACCTCTAGATCCTGATGACCGATCGTCTCTGGAGCACGTGGCTCTGGTAGTCCTGGGATCTCCGGGCGAATTCAAATCTACAACTGTGTATGGGACCACCCGCACATCTCACGGTGCCCTTGCCGGACTGTCGCCTGCTCATCTCACACCTCCATCGCCCATGGGCCTGGATCCGGTGGTTGAATCGTTCCACCTGCATTATGACACCGTGTGCGTGGCCGCACTGGCGTAGTCGCTACGCCTGTCCAGTTCATTCCTGGCCGTGACCCTGACGTCGTATTGCTCACCCGTGCTGACCGGTCCAATGAAGAACGTGGTGTCGTTGGTTATGCCAGCGGTGATGTAGGTGCTGTCAGAGGCCAACTTGTATTGTGTGATGTATTCGTTGACGAATGGATCCGTTGATGCGGTCCAGGTCACTCGCATCTGTGACTGTGCCACGTATCCTGATGTGCTGGAGATGCCGGAACTGGTCACCGTCACTGACGCGGGTGCTGACACCAACAGGGGATCTGGAAGGTTTATGGTCGGCTTGGAGGCCGCCGCGGCCTGACCATCCAACACGTAGTCATTGCTGTTGTGTTCCGAGGCCGTGAAACCCAGGGTGCCACTTGGACTCAGGTTCATGCTCTCGACCCTGAAGTATCCATCGAAATTCAAATTACGGTTCTGTATGTTGACCAAGTCACCCACGCTCACGTCCGTTACGGCCGTGGTGGTCGAGAACTGGATCGCCATCTTGTTCCTGCTGGTCTTGACCAAGGTCTCGGCCATGTTCAGTGCCCTCTCCCTGTTGGTGCAGTGGGGCAGTGTTATCTGTTTGTCCAATGGTATGCCATTGTCCTCTGTCAGGTAGGTGGAATACACGCTACCGTCACTGGGAGGCCAGAAAACGTCATTGGGTTGGTAGTCAGCGTCTGGATCCGTGTAGGTCACACGCAGTTGGTTCACTTTCCTCTGTTTGCTCTCACCCGCTATCCTCAGTCCACCGATCAGGTTGTCCTCGTTGATGATCATGGTGACTGGTGGTGGGTTGGGTGCTGAATCAACGTCCGCCAAGTTGCCACCGTGGTGCAGTTTGACGAAATACTTGCCTGATTGGTATGGCATTATGCCATTGAAGCTGGCCAGGATGGTCTTGACGTTGTTGAGCAGGCTCTCTGATGTTTCTATGTAACCATCGAACACACTGAACTTGCCAGTGGTGCTTGACGTGTAGGGCACGGTCTGTTCACACTGTTGTGCCGCCAGTTTGATGCTGTCCCAATCGAAGTAGTCATTCGCCAGGCCCTTGCCATAGGTTGTATTCCTCAGGTAGTCCAACAACACGTTGACCGGGTTGTTGTTGTATTCCTCAGTCTCATTGGCGTAGGTGGTGGCATGTGTGGCCGCACCATCTATGGGTAATTCCGTAGAAAATTGGAAAGAACCATTGGCCAGACCGGTCTGTGGTCCATTGCCCGTGATCACATTCATCAACTGGATCTGATATGTGCCTGTGGGCACGGCAAACACGTGATCCACGACGGCCGTCGCTGGTGTGCTGTCAGTGGTCGTAACTCTGCTGGTTGCGGTGCTTGACACCGTCGCCCCACCATTTGAATTATACAGGATGGCCTGCAGGGCAACCGACTGGTATTCCCCTGGCTGGTTATCTCTGGATCGAACTGTTGATGTGGCCCGGACACTGATGGTTGCATCACTGGTGCTGGTGGTGAAATAAGCATCGCCGACCGTGTTTTCAGTTGGTAATAAAGTAGCCCTGCTACCATTCGCGACATTGGTCGTGTGTGCCACCGCACCGCCACCTGACAAGGTCGCGTTGGTGAAAGCACCTTTGTATGCCTGTGTGTATCCGTTAATGATGTTGAATATCTTCCTGCCTTTCAACCTGACCTGGATCTTTGGTATGCCTGACCTGTAGGGATTGTTGTCTGAATCCGCTTGGTCCTCGATCTTCTTCCACCTGAACCTACACGCAAGGTATGACACTCCCCTCATCCTGTGATTGCTACCCCAACCCGGGGCCGCATCTAATAACGTTGAAACTGTCTGGTCGTCCCTGCCATCAAAAAACTGTGTGACCAATCTGTCACTGTAAGCACCCGAACTTGGTGTCGCTTGTGTGCCGTGGGCGTAACTGCTCATGGGCACTTCATCCTCGTCGATGTAGATCTTGTCTATGCCCTGGACCTGTCCCTCACAGATGGCAAGTGCCACGTAAAGGTATTCGTTGTCTGTGCCATTGGTAGATATGAAGACCCTGTATCCCCCAAGCCTTCGTTCGCCATACACGACCGGTATGTTGCCCACACCCGAGTCCTTGTTGACCAACGGTCCTAGAATCTGCTGATTGACCTGTCCACTGGTTCCATCGCCTCCCATGTCTGGCATCGCGAACGGCGAGGCTACTATGTCAACGACGGCCTTGACCGTGTCTGTTACGAAATCAACAGCGTCATCAATGAAATCTTTAATTTTATTTAATATTTTTTTATGGAATGGCATTAGGTTGATATCCTATACATTGTTTCTGGCTTGGCCAACAGAGATATGGTCTCCTTGAACACGTCACAGTCGTTACACAGAGTCCAACTGTCAGTGGTCTTGATGTCCGAAATATCCAATCCCGCCATCAGGTCTATCATGCATTTCAATAATTTACGGTAATTTCCAACGGTCCTGAATTCAGGTAGCAAATATATAGAATCAACCACGGCGGATCCCGTGTCATCATACGCAGTCGAAGCCACGTCACTAAAAATATAACCTATCAAGGTGTTCATCTTGAACAGTCCATAATCGAAACTCTGTAGTTTCTTGGCTATGCCGTTCTTGAGTTGTGTCATCAATATGTCATCCCTGATGTTTTCAACACCTCTTTCCAACAAGGATACCTTGGCCATCTTGAACAACTGATCTATGTCCTTGGCCACTATCCTTCTTGCCCTTATGTCATCTATGTTAACCATGGTTGACACCTCCTGTTTTTGTGTTATAATACTTAATGATGAACCTAGGCACATACAAAAAAGATCCATTTGACCGATTCTTCTCTAAAATTGAACAAGGTCCCAATGGTTGTTGGGAATTTTCAATTCGTGACAATGAAGGGTATGGGATATTCCAGCTGGACGGCCGACAACATCGTGCCCATAGGTTGCTGATGCAGTGGATCAAAGACTTTGATCCTGCTTTGGTAGTTTGCCACACCTGTGACAATCCCCCGTGTGTGAATCCAGACCATCTGTTCCTAGGAACGATTGCTGACAACAACCTCGATAAACATCTAAAGAGAAGGCACAACCCCAGACTTACCGAGGATGATATCCTAGAGATTAGATCCTTGCAAGGATTTACCCAAAAAGAAATTGGTAAAATGTATGGTGTTTCTGATGTTACCATTAACAGAATCCTCCTAAGAAAGTCATACAAATATATTCCATAACCTCAGGTCCTGCCCCATTTGATGTCTGTTTGTATCTGTGGTGCGAATTCAAACCCAACATCGTTAGCGAAGAACCTCTCCTGGCTGTCACTGTTGGTCCTCCTACCCGACACTTTCGCGAAATCGGCAAACTGGCTACCCACGTTGAAGGCCAACGTTGCCGTGCCCTTGGATTCACTAATCTGGAAGTCCTTGATCCTGCCATCGAAATATTGGAACACCTTTGTCGTATCCAACACCATGTCATCATCTAACACGGCCCTGTATAGGACCACACGCCTGTCGATGTATTGATTGTTCAGCACATACGCCAACGTCGTGAAATCAACGGCCGTGAATGCCACGCTCATTGATCCGACCTTGAGGTCTTTGGATTCTTGGACGTTTCCTAGTCCCAGGAACTGTCCCTGTGCCAGGTATGTGTTCGCCCCAGCGTCGGGTGCCGTGGCACTGTCATATGAAAGGTCGATAAAACTGTTGTTGAAATAGATCGGAGTGGACAGATGTATCTCTATGAGGTCCGCCACCCTCTGTTGTCGTCCGGAAAGAGATGTTATCAATCCTGATGAAAGGCGTCTAGGCATTAGTGATCCTCTGCCAATGATATTTCAATTAGTGATGTCCCATCCGTGTTGGTTTTTGTGACCAACCTGTCATTCATCAACATGACCTTGAAAGGCACATCGTTGTAGACGATCGTGGTGGTGTCATCCACCTCGTGTTCTAGGTGTGGTGTGAATTCGAAAGTGTCCTCTGAACTTAGATCTTGGTCAACGTCCGCGGTCAACATATACACCTTGTCGTGGTTTGAAAATTTTATGAAATCGCCCGCCTTGAGTGAACCGCCTCCTAGATTAGCTCGCACACTATTCAAACCGGCCGCATAATCCTGTGTGACAGTTGGTGTGCCCGTCGCATTGGTGCTGGCAGTTGATCCGTATATTGGTGGCACTAGGGTGAAATTGCCTAACATTCCTTCCTGCTTGGCGAGGAAAGAGAACAACGCACCCAGTTCAGCACGATCTAAAGGTTTGCTGGTGACCGTCAACATCCAGTGTTGTGCCCCAACTGATTTCCTAAATGTGATACCACTTATGCTCTCACTGATCCTAGTGGTCGTTTCACTAATGATTGTTGCTGATGTGAAATAGTTTGTTGATAGTGTTCCGCTCATTATACTAGACTCCTTTGACCGTTTTCATTAAGTGCTTGGTTTATGACACCAACGATGGTGTCTCTCCTCTCCACCAGTAAATCGTCGAAACTCTGTGAGTCAACGGCGTTGATGTTGAAGTTCACGTTGACCTCTGTCTGTCCACCTGACTGGCTGTTTGGTGTGATCATGCCCGTTGAACTCGGGGTGAAATTTTCGGGACCATTTTCCCCTACTGTGTATGCCCTGCCGGCCATCACCTGTCCACCAAATTTCCTGCCTGGATACTGTTGTCCTTTAATAGCATTTACTTGTGCCAGACCAGCCGCTATCACCAATGCTCCTGTGACGAATCCCAACACACCTCCCTGTGCAAATGCCTTTGTGGCACCCAAATAGGTGTTCTGTATCGCTTCAGCGATCTTGACCGCTTTCTGTAGTTCAAAGAACTTCTTGTTCTGTGATGCCAGTAGGTCCAGCGTGTCTCGACCAGTGCTGATGGCGATCTCTTTCTTCTCCTCTTCAGTGGCACCGGTGATGTCCGCCTCTTTGTATTTGCCCTGTTTGAACAGGTCTATGCCTGTCCTACGTCTCTGATTCTCTTTCTCTTGTGCCTGTTGTTCGATCTTGCTCCTCTGGCTGGAATATTTGTTGGCTATCTCCGTCCTTGCCCTTTCATACTCCTCGTAGTTGATCGCCCCAATCTTCAAGGCCGCGTCCATTTGCTCTATCTCTTTAAGTTCTTTCCTGTAGTTGGCCTCCAACTCTGATTCATTATATAACAACACCATCTCGTATTGTTTCTTCATCCTCTCCATCAGTTTGGTCTGTGCCGTGCTCTGTGCGTTGGTGGCCGTCGCATTGTCGTATTTGAATTTCGTGTTGTCACCAGTCGCCATCGTGTTGGCCACGATAGTTCCAGTTGATTGTGTGTAAGCGTCGTTGTTGGTGAACAGTGCCTTGCTGTTGGTGTCTACGGATTCCGTTGCGTCGTCGTTGGCGTCACTGAACAGACCCAGTTTTGTGGCAAGGAAGCCCAGACCCATCGCTATCACCGTGGCCGCCGCTATGTAAGGGTTGGCCCGTGCCGCCGCGGTCAATAATTTTGTTGCTGTTGTGACTGCGGCTATACCAGTGGCAAGTCTTCCAAAACTTGCTATTGCAGATCCGATAGCCAATGCGGCCAATATGTTCCTTAGTAATTCAAAGTTGTTCCTAACGAACAATAATGAATCTCCCAATGTCTTCCCTAAAGCGTGTGCTAGATGTTTGTTCTCCTGTGTTAGGGAGATGATGTCTCTGGTTATGATCGTGAGTGCTTCAGTCAGTCCACCCTCACCAATCTCATTGGCGGCGATGGCGAATTCATCTTTCATGTTGGATATCGCACCAGTCAGTGTGCCTGCTTGTCTTTCAATCGCTCCAGCGAATTTAACCCTACCTACCTCACTTAAGAAGTCAATAATTTCTTGTCCGTCGTTCTTGATGTTGAAGGCCGTGCCCCTGAAGTTTACCGTTAACCTGTCACCTTCGGTCTTGACCTTGATACCCAACTGTTTGAGCATCTCGAATTCACCAGTTGTGGCGTTGAACACCGCCTGTGACACCTCGTCGATACGTTTTCCCATACCCGCGGCAATGTTACCAATGTTGGTCATAAAGTCAGCGGTTGGTTCTAGTCCAGCATTCTTGAATGTGATGAACGCATTGGTCACCTCACCCAATTGGAATGTGGTCCCAGCCGTGAATTCTCTGATCAGGTCAAAAGATTGTGCCGCTTTTGTGGCGTCACCTTCTATGGTTATTAGTGTCTGTCTTAGATCCTGGAACTGTCTGATGGTGTTGACCACACTGCCAACCAGTCTCGAGAAACCAATTGCGGCAAATGCCGTCGCGGCGATCTTGGCCGCTGACCCCAATCCTACCGTGGCCTTGGTTGCCCTGCCCAGGCTATTCTCTAGTTGTTTGATTCTTTTCTGGTTCGAAACAACTACGTCTACATCTATCCTGGCCTTTTCCGCCATCTACTAACTCCTCTTTTGTTTGATCGCACTGCGTCTTGCTTCAGCCTGTTCCACCTTGTAAAGGGCGGCCCAGAGATCTAATTCCGCCGATGTCATTTCAAGCACTTCCGCCACCGACTTTTTAAGTCTGTCGGCCAAAACAAGGAAGAACCTTAGATCACCGCCGGTTTTTATTCCTTTGCGAGTGTCTCCAAATCAACTCTTGCTTCAAAGTTGTTGATGGCACTTGCAACCTTTGTTATTACTGCAGGATCGGCTTCATGCATCAGTGAGGTCTTGTCTAGATCCACAAAGATTCTTTTACCGTCCTTGTTGAGTGCTTTGATTATCAAACTTTCGACAAGTGCTTCCACTGTCTTGCCTTTGGATTGTAATTCAACCACTCTTGCTTCGTCCTTGAAGGGATAGGTTTTTCTGCAATAGATATCCATATCCCATTCAGGAACGTTTATTTTCTTCATTTCACCACCGATCGCTGATCTGTAGTGGTCTGTTATTTGCTTCATTGGTGAAGACATATTTTCTAACTCCTTTTGTTTAGAACTTCCCTAATGGCAGGTCGCGTTATACCACGAGGTGATTGTTTTGAGTAGCCTTGGTTGAGACGTTCGATGTAAGGAGTATTGTTGGTTACCCTAAATTCACCTTTACCACCCGTCAACCTCCAATTTGATCTAGCACGACCAGATCTTTTTGGAGTATACTTTCCAAGTGTTTGGAAAGTGTCCTTGGCCACTAAGCCAACCCGTTGGTCTATATCACGTCTGAGACCAGAGATTGCCTGTTTGGCGTTTATCAACTTTATTTTTAACAAATTTATTATAAATCCGTTTTAGTTAATGCACCAGAACCTTGGAATGAAACCGAAGCCTCTACCATACCGTCAAAGTTTGATGATATAGAGTGACCTGTTACGATTATCTCTCCAGATAGTTTTATACCAGTAGTCTCACCCGATGGGTATATTTCTACTGTAGCCGCACCTGCACCAATCCCTGAAAATAGGGCGTTGGCCGCGTCGTCATCATCTCTGAAAAATACATCCATTGATCCTGAGAACTGGGATAGACTTGGAAGATAAGTTCTTGTAGTGTCTCCCATTTTTGTTGTTTCCACGGTCGCTTGTTCCTGGTCGATTGTGAACGATCTGATTTCCGCTACCGCTGTTGCTGTTCCTGAAACGTCGTATTTCACCACGCCAAGTTCACCAGTGTAAGTTGCTGTGTTTGTAGCCATCTTACTGCTCCTTGTTGTTTAGATCTTTTTTAAGATCTGTTGTTGTTATAACTTCGCCCTCAGCAGTTATCTTGTCCTTGCTGTGTTTGAATGTCGCTTTTGGTTGTGACGGTTTGAACGTCCAACCGTCTTCCAGATGCTGACGAACATCTCTGTTGTCAACGATCTCTGAAACTTTTCCCTTATACATTTGTATTGCCATTATAGCACTCCTTTTTTATATCTGTAGACCACGTCCACGGTCACTATGACCTCACCCAAGGGCAATTGCCTCTCGATCACGTCCACCCCACTTATACTGGTGGTGACGTTGTGTATGTTGTCCACGCTTGATGTTATGTCTCTGTTCCTTGAAAGCTCTAGAGTCTCCTCTACACGTTCCACGATCTCATTCCTGAGTGTGTCTATCTCTGTTCCCCTTACGT